GTCCGCGGCTTCTCGGGCGTCCGGCTGCTCGTCATCGACGAGGCCGCGATGGTCCCCGACGCGCTGTTCGTCGCGGTCAGCCCGATGCTCGCGGTCTCTCGCGGGCGGCTGGTCTGCCTGTCGACCCCGCTGGGCAAGCGCGGGTGGTTCCATCACGCGTGGGTAAGCCCCGGCGCCCTCTGGGAACAGTTCAAAGTGACCGCCTGGGACTGCCCGCGCATCCCCCGCGAGTTTCTCGAAGACCAGCGCCGGCTGCTGGGCGAGCGGTGGTTCCGGCAGGAGTACGAGGTCTCGTTCGAGGAGACCGTCGGCCAGGTCTTCTCGGCCGCTTGCATCGCGTCGGCGTTCGACACGCCGGAGGCCCCCTTTTTCGGCGCCCCCTTCGGGGGCTGAGCAATTAGCAACTAGCAATTAGCAATTAGCTCCGGAACCCGGCGCCGCGGCTTCCCCGCAGGCCCCGCGCCACCGCCTCGAAAGCTAATTGCTAATTGCTAGTTGCTAGTTGCTCGCGAGCGAGCGAAGCGAGCGAGCCATGCCCGACTACCTCATCGGCCTGGACCTCGGCCAGTCGAGCGACCCGACGGCCCTGGCGGTCCTCAAGCGGTCGCTGGTCCTCGACGGCGAGGGCCGGCCCACCCGCGACCACCGGGGCGAGGCGCTCTTTCACTTCGTCTGCGTCCACCTCGAGCGCTACCCGCTCGGGACGAGCTACCCGGAGGTCGTCGCCAGGGTGTCGGCGCTCGTCCGCGAGCCGAGGCTCCAGCCCGACCCCTGGGTCGCCGTCGATGCGACGGGCGTCGGCCGCGCGGTCTTCGACCTGTTCCTGAACGAGCGGATGCCCGCGCGGCTGGTCGCCGTGACGATCACGGCGGGCGACACCCTGCGGCGCGACCGCTGGAACCGCTCGGCGTGCTTCGGCTACTGGGTCCCCAAGACCGAGCTGGTCTCGGCCGTCCAGGCGGGCCTGCAATCGCGCCAGCTCAAGGTCGTCCCGAGCCTGCCGCTGGCCGACACGCTCCGGAGCGAGCTGGCCGACTTCCGCGTCACCCTCACTGCGTCGGCGAACGAGACGTTCGGCGCCCGCGAGGGCGCGCACGACGACCTCGTCTTGAGCGTGGCCCTGCCGCTCTGGCTAGGCGGCCGCCGCGAGACCGAGTTCCACCCCCGCACGCCGGCCGGCGGCGACCCCGACGAGCGGGCGCTGGCGCACGACTCGGACCGCGAGCGCGACGCACTCGCCCGGGCCGAGGCCGACGCCCGGCGGAACGAAGAACGCCAGTGGCTCGCGGTCGAGAACGAGGCCCTTTGGCAGTAGGCAGTAGGCAGTAGGCAGTCAAGACGGGAGAGGGATTTCGTTGGAGTCCCGGCTTCAGCCGGCCTTCATCAGCCTCAAGACCGGCTGAAGCCGGGACTCCAACAGAGACCCCTCTTCACTGCCTACTGCCTACTGCCTACTGCCTACTGCCTACTAAGCGAGCAGAGCGAGCAACTTCATGCCCTTGCGCGGTGACGACCACGACGCCGCCCGCCGGTGGTGCGCCGCCGCGTCGGCCGGGTCGGTCGGCGGCGATCCCGGCGCGCCGGGACTCGACCGGGCCAAGGGCGGCCCGGCGGGCTGGACCGGCACGAGCTGGTCGGCCGGCCCGAGCTTCGTCGACTGGAGCCGGACCCGGCGCGCACCCTCCCCGCCCGAGCTGGTCGAGAGCTTCAAGCAGGTCGTCTTCGCCTGCGCGACGTTGAACGCCAACGGCGTGGCCCGGACGCCGCTGCGGCTCTACGCGACCACCCGCCACGGCCAGCACCGGCCCAAGTGCCTCACCAGGCGCGTGAAGCGCGAGACCGAGTCTCGGCTGCGAAATATCGCCCAGCTCGAGCGCTACACCAAGGGCGCCGACGAGATCGACGAGGTCGTCGAGCACCCGCTCCTGGAGGCCGTCAACGAGGTCAACCCGGACTGGGACCACAACGCCCTGATCCGCTACACGGTCTTCTGCCTCGACGTGATCGGGCGGGCCTACTGGTGGATGGAGGCGGGCCGGTCGGGGCCGGCGGCGCGCGTCTGGCCGCTGCTCGCGCAGTACGTCCTGCCGATCCGCGACCCGTCCACTTCGCTCGTGCGCGAGTACCACTACTTCGACCAGACCTACGAGCCCGACCAGCTCGTCCGGATGCGTCAGACCTCGATGCGCGACCCGTACGCCCTGGGGCTCGCGCCGGCCGAGGCGGCGTTCGCGTACGTCGGCCTCTCCGACCAGTACGTCTCGGTCCAGGAGAACCTGCTCACCCAGGGCGTGCGGCCGTCGTTGATCGTCTCGAACAAGGACCCCGCCGAGCCGATGGGCAAGGAGGAGCGGGCCCGATTCCAGCGAGATATAAACACTCAACTCGCCCGCGGTGGCACCGGCCTGGCCTGGGTCGTGGACGGGGCGGTCGACGTGAAGACGCTGACGTTCCCGCCCTCCGACCTGGCGGCGCTCGAGATCAGCGAGAACGCGGTGCAGCGGGTCGCCAACTGCTTCGGCGTGCCGCTGTCGCTGCTCAAGACCGAGGACGTGAACCTCGCCAACGCCGAGGCGGGCCACCGCCAGCACGCCGAACTGGCGATCGACCCCCGGTGCGTCCTGATCGCCTCGGCCCTGACCAAGTGGACGCGGGCCGAGGGCCGTCGCGTCGAGCGGAGCCTCAAGGCCCGCGGCGAGGAGGTCCGGCTCGGCTGGGACCGCGTCTTCTGGGCCTTCGACAACCCCGTCAAGGAGGACCAGGAGCGCAACGCCCGGGTCCACGACCTCTACGTCAAGGACGGCGTCCTGACGATCAACGACGTCCGCGCCGACCTGGGCTACCAGTCGGTCGAGTGGGGCGACCAGCCGTGGCTGTCCAGCTCGCTGTCTCAGCCCCTCGACGACGCCGACGAGGGGGAGCCCGGCGACGAACCGGCCGAGGATGAGGAGGATCAGCCAGAGCCCGACCCGGACCGGGCGGAGGAGGACGAGGCGAAACGACTCCGGGGGCGGAAGTCGGTCCGGAGCGTGCACGCGGACGGGTTCGGCCGCACCCTCAAGGCGAGGAGGCGAAGGGACCGGAGGAACCGCAAGAAGCCGGGGCACGCGTCGGGCGAAGGCAGTCACCACTTCGACCCGGCCCAACACCCGCGCGGCGATGGGGGCCGCTGGGTGGAGGTGCCGGACAGTGAGCACCATTCGTCGGGGCCCGGTCGTCACGCAGGTACCGGGAACGCTCCCGGCCGACCTCGCTCCCCCGACCGGATCTACCGGGTCGGCATACACGGGAAGATGCCAAGACCCCGACCCGGCTTGAACTCTCATCACGGCGTGATGTCGGCCTGGATGGAGACGCATTTCCGGCGCTACAACGCGAACAAGGCTCCGGCGGTTCTCATGTCCGTGGCCGACCACCGGGAGACCTACGGTGTCTTCAACGCGTGGCGAACTACCATGGGGGAAAAGCACGGCGGCGTGTTCCGCTGGCGGAAGGTGACCGAGGCCGAAATCCGGGGGCTGGCGGAGGACATGTTCGACGCCGCCCGAGTTCCCAGGCGAATCCGGCGCCAGTACTGGGCCGAGTACGATAAGATGATGGTCGCGTTGCGGCGCACATCCAGGCGGAAGCCCAAGCAATTCCGCCGGGCGACACTCTGGGGGCCGGTCATGAAGCGGAAGCCTGAGGTCCTGACCGAGGAAGGCATGAAAAAGATGTACGGCGCCTTCTACAAGAAGCGCGACACCATGATCGAGGACCCCATGCTCCGGATCGACCCGGAGAACGTGCCGGAGGAGTTCCGGCCTTTGATACCCTACGCGAAGTTCTGGGGCATCACGGACGACGTCTACAGGGAGGATCTCATTCGCGCGGCTCCCGCCGCAGTCAAACGGAACCTCAGGGACGTGGTCGCGTCCTTCAACCTCGATCCTTGGCTCGGGGGGCCGGCGGCGAAAGGCCCGAAATTCTCGGACGAGTACATCGCGTTTTCCGCCATGCGGATGGGTGCTGACTACCTGCTGGACTGAACTCCCGCGACCGCCTTCCCATGTCCGCTTCCTTCACTTGGACCCCCGGCAACCTCGTGCGCAACGTCGAGGCCCGGGTCGACACGGCGATGGACCGGGCGGGCCGGCGGATGGTCGCCAGGGCGAAGGCCCTGGCGCCGGTCCGGAGCGCCAAGCTCCGCGACAGCATCGGCTATGACTACCGGCCCGCCGATCGGACCCTCGAAGTCTACGCCGCGGTGCCGTACAGCCTCGCCGTCGAGCTGGGCACGTCACGGCGGCCCGCCCGGCCTTTCCTTCGCCCGGCCCTCCAGGAGGCGCGGGACCTGTTCGGCAGATGACCAGCGGCGGGTGCCGGACGGAGGATGACGAACCAGCGGTCGCTGTCCGTCGACAGCGAGCCGGAGGCCCTGCGCTCATGACGACCCCGATCACCGCCCCCGCCGAATCCCTGTCGGGCGACGAGAGGCCGACGCACTACCGCGACTTCACGGCCTCGGTCGCGCCGGGGCTCGACCCCAACGGCCCCGACGTCGTCGCGACGATCACCTGCGACACGGTGGACGCCGACAACGAGGTGGTGCTCCCGCAGGGCGCCGACCTGTCGCGGTACGTCAAGGCGCCCCGCGTCATGCTCTGCCACGCCTACGGACGGCCGGGCGAGTACTACCCGCTGCCGATCGGCAAGGCCCTCTGGACCAAGCGGCAGGGCCGGGCCCTCGTCCAGGGGATCCGGTTCGCGCGGTCGTCGGCGATGGGCCGGGAGGTCCAGGGGCTCTTCGAAGAGGGGATGCTCAACACCTTCTCGATCGGCTTCGTCAGCCTCGATGCCTCGCGGCCCACCACCCAGGAGAAGGCCCTCCACCCGGACTGGAAGGACGTCGGGCTCGTCCACAGGCGCTGGAAGCTCCTCGAGGTGTCGGTCGTGCCGATCCCCTGCAACGAGGACGCCGTCGGCACCTACCTGCGCAAGGGCCGCGAGCTGCCGGAGTTCGTCCGGCTCCCCTCCCACTTCAGCAGCGGTCAGTGGTCAGTGGTCAGCGGTCAGCAAGAATCCGGATCTCCGTCTTCACTGGCCACTTCCTTGTCCGCCACTGCCGAGTCGGTCGCTGACCGGACAAGGGCCGGCGTGAAGGCGTTCGGCGAGTCGGACGGTGCCTCGGGGGGTTACCTCGTTCCGCCCGACTCGCGGCACAAAGACGATGAGCCCCGCGGCGACGAGCGCGACGCCGTCGCGCAGGAGACGGCCTACAAGCCCGAGGCCGGGCACTTCGTCAAGTGGCCCGCGCACGACGGGATGCACGCCGGCTGCGGCAAGTGCATGAGCATCCACAAGTCCGGCCGCGTGCCCGACGTGGCCAACGAGGCCCACGCGACCGAGGGCGAGCCGCACGCCCGGGTCAAGCTCTACAAGCCGGTTGCGGGCGACCCGCACACCTTCCGCGAGACCGACCACCACGTCGCGGTCAAGTGCCGCCACTGCGCGAAGATGGACCTGATCGCCGGGTTCGCCAAGTCGACCATCCTCTCCGGCGGCAATGGGCGGCCGCTCCAGTTCCTTGACGGGGTCGAGGCCAAGGGCGCCGTGCCCTACGCCCCGGGCCCGGTCGTCGACGGGCGGTGGGACGCGGGCGCGGCCCGGGCGCGGCTCAAGGCGTGGGCCGGCGGCGACATGGCGGAGTACCGCCGCGGGTTCGCCTGGTACGACGCGGGGCGGCCGGACGAGCTGGGCAGTTACAAGCTCCCGCACCACGACGTCCGCGGCGGCCGCCTGGTCGTCGTGAAGGAGGGCGTGACCGCGGCCCTGGCCGCGCTCGACGGCGCCCGGGGCGGGGCCGCCGTCCCCGAGGTCGACGGGGCCGCCGTCCGCTCGCACCTCGAGCGCCACAAGAAGGCGTTCGACCGCGACGAGCCCGAGCCGCCCAAGACGGTCCCGCCGTTCCGCACCCGCGCCCAGGTGTTGGCGGGCCTTGAGCGCCGGGTCCTCGAGCGGTTCGACCCCGAGGCCGTCGCGGCCCGCGCCCTCGAGGCCGCGCGCGACAAGGCGCTCGGCGTGATCTGACCCGCCCTCGCGGGGCGGGAGCAATTAGCAGTAGGCAGTAGGCAGTAGGCAGTGAACAGAAGACGAATTGTCCCCATCTTCACTGGCCACTGGCCACTCTTGACTGCCTACTGCCTACTGCCTACTGAGCGCAGCGGAGCGAGCGAGTGATCAGG